GGTGCCGTCGCGGGTCCTTCCGGGCCCACCCCAGCGTACGACGTGATGACGGCGCATGATTTTTCCAGCGCCGATTTGCCTGATCTGACCGAACACGCCGAACACGTCGGGGCGCGGGTCCGAACATGCCCGGTCGGCTCCGAACATAGCGGCGTCGCAACCGTCGCAACCGCCCTGGCAACGCTGTCAACCCGGCGAGGAAACCTGCCTCACTGGAAAAATCCCGCGCCGTCCCGACGTCGCGCCTTGGGTGGGCCCGGAAGGACCCGCGCCACCTCCCCCGCCGGCCATGCGCCGGCATCACCCTGCACAGGAGAGACCTATGACCGACCGTGAACGCGCGCCCCGTCGCGAGCCGCAGCCCGACGGCAGCGTGCGCATCTACTTCGCCGCGCCGATCCTGCACCATGCCGAGCCGCGCGGCTTCGTCACGCTGCGTGAGCCGATGGCGCTGGAGGGCTGGCAGATCGGCGATCCGGTTTCGTACATCTATGACGATCGCGGCTATGGCACGCCCTATGTCGACCGCGAGCGGCTGCTGCAGTGGATCAGACTGCTCATCGTCGACCACGACGCCGACATCCTCGGCCGCGAGCGTGATCTTTCCCTCAGCTTCCTGATCGAGGAGACGGTTCTCGGTTTTTTTCGGGAAGCGCGGACGCGGTCGAGGCCGCCATCCGCAAACTCGCCCGCTCAGGAATCAGCCCATCCGAGCTCGAGCGCATGAGCTTCAGCCGCCTGCGCATGTGGTCCACGCTGATGGAGGATTGAGACAATGGCCGTCGCCGTTCGCGCCGAGGCGCTGATCACCGCCAACAACAAGCTCAGGCCCGGCCTCACGTCGGCGGCACATGAGCTGCGCCGCTTCCGCGCCAGGGAGACGCAGGCGAATGCCGCCTTTGGCTCGACCGTCTCCCGCGCTCTCGGCGCGGTCGGCGGGGCCTACCTGGCCATGGATGGCGCGCGCCGCGCCTGGCGCTCGTCCCTGTCGCTGGATCGTGAGATGTACAACATCCAGCGCGCCACTGACTCCAGTGGCGAGGTGCTGAAGCGGCAGGAGAGCTTCATCCTCGACCTGGCGCGTGCCACCGGCAAGACGAAGGAGGAACTGGCCCAGCTCTACGCTGCCGCTGGCTTCGCCGGCCGGCCGGCGAGCGAGCTTGGCCGCTTCACGGACTATGCCGCCAAGGCCACAGTCGCCTGGGGCACCAACGCTCAGGAAACCGGCCAGGCGCTGGCGGAGATCGGCAACATCTACCAGGCCAACCAGAAGCGCATCGAGGCGATCGGCGACGCCATCAACACCGTGGCGGACGGCTCGGCGTCATCGGAGAAGGACCTCATCGAGATTCTCCGAAGGGTTGGCGGCGCCGGCCAGGGTCTCGGCATATCGGCCGAGAACATGCTCGCCTTCGCTGCCTCTCTGAAGGAGGTCGGCGTCGGGACAGAGGTTGTTGCGACGGGCCTTAATGCCATGCTGACCAAGATATCGGTCCCCGACGATGATTTCGACGAGGCCCTGGGCAAGATCGGTTTGAAGGCCAAAAAATTCCGCGCCGATGTCGACAAGAACGCCACCGGCGCGATCATGACCCTGCTCGAGGCGCTGAAGAAGATCGAGGGCACGAAGCGCATCGCGGTGCTCAAGGATCTTTTTGGGATGGAATACGCCGACGACATCTCGCGACTCGTCGGCTCGCTCGATCGGGTTCAGAAGCTGCTCGGCCTTGCCAACGACAAGGCGAAGGCGTTGGGCTCGGTGCGCTCCGGCTTTGGCCTGGCCCTGGAGAAGGACTTCAACAAGGTCGACCGCGCCACGCAGGCGATCGACGTGCTGATGCTGCGCATGGGCAAACGCATGAAGGAGATCGGCAGCGGATTCGCCGAGGTCATCAACAAGGCAGTCGATAGCAGCGAGATCGCCCGCCAGCGGCTCGAACGGCTGAAAGAGATCGAGCGCCAGGCGGAGAGGCGGGAGGGTAAGCCCGCCACTCCCGAGTTCGCACAGGAGGAGGATCCGCTCGCGCCGGCTGTCATGGATAAGCGGGCGCGGGAGAGCATCGCGGACCCGCGCACCGACGAAAAATCACTGCACGGGCTGGCTCTCTATGGCGGCACCGACGATATCCGCAACGCCGCCGAGGACGCCCTTCGCCGCAAGCGCTTCGAGCGCGCGGATCGCGAGGGCTTCGAGTCTCAGCGGCTGCTCTGGGGCAAGGCGAACAGCCTCGCCGCCGGCGGGTTCGGCGCCCCTGCAGGCCGAATGGACAACGTGCTCGCCGGCGGCGCGCTGAAGGCCGCCGAGCTCGGCCGGATCGCACGGATGCAGCGCGAGTTCGAAGACCTCGCCGTCGTGCAACCCGCCTTGGACGGCGCCGCCAAATCGGCGGCCGGGATCGACAGCCTGAACCGGCTCGGCAGCTTCGGCGACATGCCGATCGTCCTCCCCGCCGGGAAGGGCAAGAAGGCCGCCCCGACGACATTCCAGCCGCCGAAGCTCGACCTTCCGAAGCCGGACCTTCGCCCTGGCGCTGGCGACCGATTCGCGCCGCCGGCGATCGGCGACCGGACGCGCGATGCGGCGACGGTCGATCTGACGGCGCAGGGGACCAGCGCAGGCTCTCAGTTCGTCGCCGGGCTCAACAGCGAGCTCGACCGGGGGATCGCCGAGGCCGAGGCAAAGATCGGCCGCCTGAAGGCTCTCCTGAGCTTCACGGCGACGCCGACGGTGCGGGTGAACGTGTCGAGCAGCGGCGGTCTGGGGCATGGCCTGCCGACCGGGCAAGGTATGCCGGAAGTGAGGTAGCTGGCATCGAGGTGGCGGGCGCGTAACCGCGCCCGCCTGTTCTGTCGTCAACCGATTCGGTTCGCGAGGTCGGCTATGCTTTTCGACCCGAAGATCGAGCCCATGCCCAACTGGGCCAGTCCGCCCGTCGGCTTGATCTCGTCAGAGTAGACGATGGCACGGCCTTCCTGCTGGCCGAGGTCGAACTTGGTGCACCTGACAGTGCTGCCGAGTTCCCTGCTTGTGGCCTGCAGGGCCCGAACGAAAGCCGCCTCAGCGGCTGCGATCGTTACGAACTCGCCCTTCAGCGAGGTCGCGGGCAGACGGCGGGTCGTGCCGTCTTCGAGGTCGGTCCAGACCGACCACCCCTCCGCCGTCGCATGCCTGATGAAGGCCTCGTGCGATCGCAGGTGTGCTTCGAGATCGTAATTCACTTTGAACGTATTCAGCATCGCCTTGTGTTCCTTGTCGACTTGCCGCGTTGCCACTTCGGGGCGCGGCGTTTCAGGAGACGAAGGCTAGACACGTTCACCGCGACCGCTATGGTCGGGTTGCACAGAGCGTGGGCCTTCGCCGGTCTACAGCACGGGGGAGCTGCCTCAGGTAAAGCCTGGGGTGGCTTCTTGTGCTTCAACGGGTCGAATCCTAGTGACCCGCTTGGCAAGAGTCGATGATGTTCGCCTTTCGTTCAAAGGCGAAACGCCGAAATGCACGCTAATCCACAGGCCGGGGCCGGAAATTTGGGTCTGTCGGCGTCTCTTTCGGGCAAAGCGGCGGCTGACCGCGCTGCCTGCACTCCGAGTGATTCGGTCGAATCCTGATGGCGAGCGCTCAACCTTAGAGCCAGCCGGGATCTCTGTTTCAGTCCGGCTCGCCGCCTGACTTCTTCGCAACGGCCCGCTCGACGTTCCGCAGGCGTAGCATCAGGTCTTCAAGGTCGAACGTCGTCGGGCCGAATTTTTTTGAGACAGTGGTCTTATAGAGCGCCGGCTCGTCGCCGGGCTTCCACGGTTCAAGGCTTTCCAGAAGCCGGGCCACGATCTCCGCGTTCATGCTCCGTTGATTCTCGTCGGCATGCATCTTCAGCATGTCGCGCACGCCGTCAGGCAGGCGGACGATCACCTTATCAAGGTCGCGGCTGGGGGTGTCCTGTGCCATTCGCTAGGTATGGCCTGAGGCCATGCAAAAGGAAATGTTGGCCTTGTGCCATACCAGAGTTGACTTTGTATGGCACTAGGCCAATATGGCTCTAGGCCATAGGAGAGTCGTCATGTCCAACAACTACCCGAGCAGGTCGGCTGATAAATTCATGGTCCGCCTGCCAGACGGCATGCGCGAGCGCCTGGCAGCTTCGGCGCAGGCGAACCGCCGCTCGATGAATGCCGAGCTCGTCGTTCACCTCGAACGCGCTCTTTGCAACGGCGAGCTATTGCGCGAGCGCCAGGAGCTCGTCGCGGCAGTCAATCTCGAGCAACGAAATCACGTCGATCCGGCCTGCCAGCCGGCATAGCCGCTTCATTCCTCACGCAGCTTGGAGAGACCCAATGCCCAACGCATCCGTTGCGGCAGCCGCCAGCGGCTTGCCTGAACTCAGCCGCCGCGCCGTTCTCGCCGGCAGCGCCGCCGCCTTCGTCGCGCCGCTCGCGCCCGCCGCTGCGGCCAGCGCCATGTCGCCGATCGCCGAGCTGATCGCCGATTACGAGATGGCGCTCGAGGCCGAGGCGGCGGCCGAGGATCTGCTCGACCGGCTGCACGAAACCGCCGATCTGCCGGTCATCGAGGTCGCCTATGGCAACCGTCGCTTTTGCGACCGGGAAACCGGCAAGGTCACCTGGGGGCAATGGCTTTTCCGCTACGCCTTCGAAGTCGAGCGCCATTTCGCAATCGCCATCGATGTGCGCCGAACCTGCCCGCATCAAGCGCGCGCGATACCCGGCCTCGAGGCCGAGCGCGACCGCGTGCTGAGTGAGCTGCGCCGGCAGGAGGCCGTCCGCGCCGCCGCCGAGCAGGCTTGCGGCATCACGGCCGCCGACGAGATGGCGCTGCGCGCGCTCGAGCATCTGGTCGCGATCCGCACCGACATCGTCGCCCACCGACCGGCCACCATGGCCGAGGTTGCGGAGAAGAACGCCTTCCTGCGCCGGCTGCACCATGAGGGTTTCGACCTGCGGGACTACCTGCCGGCGATTTTTGGCGAAGCGGGTTCCGAAAGCCATATCTAGAAAACCTATTTCTATCAAATGCTTAAGCAGGGGTTCACGGATCGTTCTCGGCATAGTATCAATAGCATCAGATGGTGAGAGCTTAACACGGTGCGGGGCATGCAGAGATATTTCACACCAGCGGAGGTTTCGGACCTCATCGGCGTCTCTCCCGAGAATTTGCGGGACTGGCGGCGGCGCGGCCTGATCGACTCTCTGGGAGCGCTCGCCACGCCGACCGGATGGACCACAGACCCCGACGACCCGGCATTGGCGGGATCGCGCCGTGCGACCTGGGGCTATCGGCTCGGCGACGTAACGGCACTGGCCACCGCTCGCCAGCTCCAGGACATGGGCCTCGATCTGTCTTCGTCACTGCAGGTGGCGGAGCAACTGACGAACATCATGCTCGTCCGGGCCTTCCCAGGCTGGGCGGCGGAGCACGCCATGCCCAGTTGGGTTTCCGCCGCAAAGACCGACTTTGTCGCCGCGCTGCAGGGCCGCGACACTGATGGGATTGGCGACATGGCCCTGCCGGTCGATCGCTACACCGTCCTGCAGATCACCGATCTCGCAATGCTGCCCCAGTGGATCGGGACGAAGGCTCTGGTCCTGAACGTCAAGCGGCTGGCCGAACAGTGGCCCGAAGGTGTGAAGGCACTGTTCTCCGAGGAGGGCCGATGATGGGCGCCTCCCGCAACATTCGCGACAGCGACCAGCACGACGTTGTCGGTCCGGCCTGGCGCCGGTTCTGGAGCGAGCACTGCTGGCCGGCCTGGCGGCTGGACCGTTGCTCGGCGGACGAGCTGCAGCGCCTGCGCAAGGCCGTGCCGTACCTCATGACCGCGATCGACCAGGCGATCGCCCGCAAGCAGGGAGCTTTCCCGCAATGAGCGTCGTCGTCTTCCCTCGCAAGCATCCTGGAGAGCAGCGGCCGGGCGGCTTCGTGCTGCATGTGCCGATGATGGTCAATCAGCCTGTCGCTCTGGTTCTCACCGGGATTGACCCGGCATCCATGGCCAAGGTCGAGGCGAAGGTTGAGGAGCTGTCTGCGGCTTTCGCGGCGACGAACCAGATCGCCGACGATCTGACGGCGCTGGTGGCGCCGTTCATCGCGGAGGGCACTCAATGACAGCGCTCATGCTCCGCTCCTCGCCCGAAATCCTGACCCGCCTGCAAGCGCCCGATCCGCGTGCCCTGGCGATGCCGGCGAGCTACGACGCCAAGGCGCGCACGATCGAGGCGATCGTCGCCACCGACGCCGCGATCAAGCGCTATGGCGTCGCCGAGGCGCTGGTGATGTCGGCCGCATCCGCCGATCTCACCCGCGCCGCAGAGGGCCGGATGGCGTTTCTGTTCAACCATGACCCCGACCGCCCGATCGGGACCGTGGTCCGCGCCAGCATCAAGTCGGGCAACCTCGTCGCGCTGCTGCGCTTCGCCGACACGCCCGAAGGCCGAAAGGCCGAGGGCCAGGTCGCGCGCGGCGAGCTCTCGCAATTCTCGATCGGCTTCGGCGTCAGCGCCTGGGCCCCGACAAAAACCGCCAGCGCAAACGACACGGTCCGCGCCGTCTCATGGGAGCTTTTCGAGGTTTCTCTCGTCAGCATCCCTGCCGACAAAGCCGCTGTCGTCCGTTCACTCTCGAAAGGAAAGTCCATGGACCCGGAAGATGACGTCGATACCCTTACCCCGCCGGCTCCGGCTGCGCAGAACCCGCCGTCCGCAGCCGCCCGCGCGGCCGAGCGGACGGAGCGCACCCGTGTCGCCACGATCTCCGATATCGGCCGCCGCGCCGGGTTCGACCAGATCCGGATCGACCAGGCCATCGAAACGGGCGAGACGGTCGAATCCGTCCGCGCTGCCGCTTTCGACAACCTCGTCGCGCGGCAGCGGCCGGCGAGCCATATCCGCGTCGAGCGCGACGAGGTCGACGGCCGTATCAGCGACATGTCGGCCGAGCTCATGCGCCGCATGTCCGGCGAGCAGGCGCCGCGCAACGACACGTCGCGCCGGTACTTCGAACTTTCGCTGGTCGAGATGGCTGCCGAGGCGATCGGCCATCGCGGGCGCATCCCGTTCAATGAGGCCGGCCGCGAGGAAATCCTGAAGCGGGCATTTCACGCCACCAGCGACTTCCCCAACATGCTGGAGAACGCCAAGAACGGGCAGCTCGCGGCCCGCTATCAGGCTGCTCAGACGACCTACCGCGCCATGTGCATGCGCCGCGACCTGCCTGACTTCAGGCCGGCTCCGCTGTATCGCGCCGGCGATTTTCCGGCTCTGGAACCTGTCAACCCGGAAGCCGGCGAGATCAAGTTCGGCACGTTCTCGGATGGCGGCCGCGAGGTGATGACCGTCGCATCTTTCGCGGTTGGCATGGGCTTCTCCCGCAAGCTGCTGGTCAACGATAACTGGAGGGCTATCGACGACGTCCTCAACAGCTATGCGACCACGGTCGCGGCGCAGGAGGAACGCATCTTCTGGTCGCTCGTTCTCTCGGCCGCGGGCGCCGGCCCGACCCTGCTGACGACCACGCGCCCGATTTTCAACGTGACGGATGGCAGCCTTGCGACGACGCCGGCGGCAATCACCGAGGCGAGCCTCAGCGTAGGCCGGTCCTCGATGCGAAAGCACAAGTCGATCGATGGCCTGTTCGTTCAGTCCGAGCCGAAATTCCTCGTCGTCGGGCCGGACAAGGAAACGGAGGCGGATAAGATCCTGGCGGCCATCACGCCGCAGAGCTCTGGCAACGTCAATCCGTTCGCCGGCAAGCTCGAAAAAGTCGTGACGCCGGAGATTCCCGGCAATGCGTGGTTCCTCTTCGCCGATCCGGAGAGGGTTCCTGCCTTCGTCTACTCTCTGCTCGAGGGCTTCCTGGCGCCGCGCCTGAGCTTCCACACTCCGTTCACCACGCAGGGGATGCAGGCCAAGGTGGAACATGACGTGGGATTCACGGCCATCGATTTCCGGGGGGCATACCGCAACGCGGGCGCCTGACGGAAGGCGGGCGTGTGGAGCGCCCGTCAATACCCGCCCCTCGCCGCAACGGTGATCTCCGGCCGAAACGGCGAGGGGCGGTTCGCCAAATCCCCATCAGCGACAGGACAGAAGGTAATCGATCGTGGTTCGCCGCGCCGCTCATCATGACGATGCGGGCCTCTTCCCGACGGAGGAAGAGGTTGCGCGTCGGCTCAGCCAGGACCCCAAAGCCTGGCGAGCGAAGGCGACCGTGCTGGAGCGGGATGGGCTTCCGCGCGTGCACCCCGTCATGGGCGGGCGCTACTGGCCAGCCGTGGTGGCATTCTGGAACAAGCAGTATGGCCTCATCGGCGGCGGCCCGGTCGTCCTCGACGGGCGGGAGAATTTCGATGCGCTCCGATAACTCTACGCCCGGGCTAAAGCGTCGTCCGCGCGCCAATGGCGCGGTCGCCCTCTATTGGGTGGCGCGCGCCGATGTCGTCGCCAAGGGCTACACCCCCGAAACGGTGCGGCTGCACTACACCGACACGCCGGCCGACAGGCCGCTGATCGAGGCCGCCTGCCAGCGGCTGCAGGCGGAAATGCTCGCCTGGGCGGCGGGGCAGCGTCAGGATTACTCGGCCTTCGACGGCACGCTCGGCAGCCTCGCCAGGCGCTTCCAGATCGACGACGAGAGCCCGGTCAAGGGATGGAAGTGGAACACGCGCCGGAGCCAGCTTCACGTCGTCGGCATCATCGAGCGCGCCTTCGGCGAGCGGGCGCTGGCCGCGATCAAGCTCCGCGATTTCCGCACCTGGTATGACCGCGCCAAGGAGCCGAAGCTGCCGGGCGGGGCCGAGCGCGTCGATCGCGCCTGCAAGATCATGAAGATGATCCGAGAAATGATCCGCTATGGCATCGCGGCCGAGCTCGCTCCCGACGAATGCGCCAGGCTGATGACGATTCTCAGCGCGACCGAGTTCGCCCAGCCGAAACGGCGCCGGTCGAAGCTCACCCATGCGCATGTCAGCGCCTTCATCCCCGCAGCCGTCACAGCCGGCCGTCTTTCGCTCGCTCTCGGAACCGCGCTGCAGTTCGAAACTGGCATGCGCCAGAAGGACGTCGTCGGCGAGTGGGTTCCGGTGCCGCAAGGCGAGGATCCGACCGGGATCGTTCTGCGCGGGCGGCGCGGCAAGGGCTGGCGCAGATGGTGCAACGGCCTGACCTGGTCGGACCTTGCGAACGATCTGGTCATTTCGAAAGAGACGACGAAGACGGGCGCGCTGGTCTCGCACGATCTTAGATTGCTGCCGACCGTCACAGCGCTGCTCGACCTGGTTCCGCAGGAACAGCGGATCGGGGCGCTGATAGTCGACGAGAAGGCAGGGCGGCCCTATGCCGAGTTCGCCTACGCCCGCGACTGGCGCGTGATCGCCCGAAAGGTCGGCATTCCGGACACTGTCTGGAACATGGACGCGCGCGCGGGCGCCATCACCGAGGCCGAGGACGCGGGCGCTGATCTCGACACGATTCGCGGGTCGGTCGGCCACACCCAGGCATCGACGACCGCCCGATATTCACGCGGCGCGATCGGCAAGAGCCGCACGATCGCCGGCCTGCGCAGCGCCCATCGCGATGGCGAGAACGAGGGCTGAACGGACCATGGGGAACGCGACAAGGAACATGGGGAACGTCCGGCCTGCGCCGAGTGCTCTTATCACCCTGAAATCAAAGCGGAAATTTGGAGCGGGCGATCGGGATCGAACCGACGACATTCAGCTTGGGAAGCTGACGTTCTACCACTGAACTACGCCCGCATCCGGACCCGCCGCTCCGAACCCTGCTTCCAAGGCGCGACGCGCGGACGCGGCGATGTTCATAGCGGCTCGGTCTTCCCCTGTCATCACCCAAAGCTTTTTTCATGCGCGCTGGCGAAAGGGGCCGACCAGTCATCAAGTCGCCATGATTGCGGGACGCGATCCAGTCGGCCGCACACCGAACCGACGAGGCTCCCGCGATGTCCAAGACCCCTTCCCTCCGCATCGCCCTCGCCGGGCTCGCGCTCGCTTTGTCCATCGGCTCGGCGCAGGCGCAGGGCATCGAATTCGGGCCGGGCGGCCTGCGCATCGATCCCGGTCCCGAGCGCTATGCGCCGCGGCCGCGTTATGACGGAATCTCGGAGCGCGAAGCGGTGCGGATCGCGCGCCGGCAGGGCGTGGACGAGGTCGAGCGGGTGCGCGAGACCCCGCGCGGCTGGCGCATCAGCGGCCTCGACCGCAATGGCGACGAGATCCGCGTCATCGTTTCGCGCGACGGCGACGTCATCGACGTGCGCTGAGGCGGCGAGGCGGCCTCAGTCGCGAAAATGCTTCGAGAGCTTGAGCGCCTGACCCTGATAGTTCGAGGTGCCGATCTGGCCGTAGAGCGCGTCGGGCTCGGCCGCCATGCGCTCGAAGGCGAGACGGCCGACCACCTGGCCGTCCTCCAGCACGAAGGGCACCTCGTGGCTGCGAACCTCCAGCACGCCCCGGCTGCCGGGTGCGCCGTCTGCTCCCACACCGAAGCCGGGATCGAAGAAGCCGGCGTAATGGACCCGGAACTCGCCCATGGTCGGGTCGATGGGCGCCATCTCGGCGGCGAATCCCGGCGGGATATGGAGTTTTTCCTTCGAGGCCAGGATGTAGAACTGGTGCGGATCGAGGATCAGCCGCCGGTCGCGCCGCGCGCGGATCGGCGTCCAGAAATCGTCGATGGCGTAGCCGCCGACGCGATCGACGTCGATGACGTCGGTGAAGCGCTGGGCCTG